CTCTGGTGTTGTTATAGTTAGATACAAGTATCAATAATTTAATTTAGAATATATTATGAGTTATTATGAAAAACATTACTGTCAAGAATAATTTTCAAAAAATCAAACTAGGCGCAACAGCCTTACTAAAACCTTTTGAGTATCATAAAGTTATGAAAGATACTCTTATGGATAAAATAGAAAAATCTTACAACGATAATCTAAATGTAAAAGATGATTATTATGGAGATGTAGTACATAGACTAGACTGGTCAAAAAATTTAGATTATGATAGAGAATGGGTAAAATATGTAAAACCTAGACTACAAGAACATTTTGAGATTTGTGCTAATGATTTAAATTATAAAGGTTGTAGAATAAAAGGTATGTGGTATCAACAATATGTGAAAAATAATACACATGGTTGGCATATTCATGGTGAAAACTATACAGGTGTTTATTACCTAGAGTTGCCAGATGACACACCTAAAACAGAATTAATTGACCAATATGATATTAATAAAAAAATTACAATTGACGCAAATGAAGGAGATATTGTAATATTTCCTAGTTTTATCATTCATAGGGCTCCAAAAGTTTTAAATGATAGCAGAAAAACGATTATATCATTTAATTTAGAGTTTGATATAGTAAACAAAGAAATATTTAATATAATAGACAATTTATAGTCATCCTGGCATTGACTAAATAGGTATATATGATATAATGTGATATGAGGAAAATAACATGAATTTAACAAACTACTACTATCAATTTCCATCGGTTTTAACACCAAAATTTGTTGACGATATTGTGGCGTATGGCAAAGAACATACTCCAGAAATGGCCGTTACAGGTGGTGCAAATAAAGATGATGAAAAAAATCTTGACAAAAAAGGCAATTTAAAAAAATCTATTGTCAAAGACATTCAAAAGAAGCGTAAGTCAGATGTTGTTTGGATGAACGATACATGGATTTACAAAGAAATTCACCCATACATACATGAAGCAAATCAAAAGGCAGGCTGGAACTTTGATTGGGACTGGTCAGAGTCTTGTCAGTTTACAAAGTACGGCGTTGGTCAATATTATGGTTGGCATTGTGATAGTTGGGATAAACCATATTCAAGGCCACCATTAGCAGATGGTACAAGACCAATAGACCATGGTAAAATTAGAAAGTTATCAGTAACAATTTCTCTTTCACATCCTGATGAATATGAAGGTGGTAATTTAGAATTTGACTTTAGAAATCAAGTTGATTGGGATAGAAATAAAAAAGCAGCTATACATTCATGTGATGGTATTAGACCTCGTGGTTCTATTATTGTCTTTCCAAGTTTTGTATGGCATAGAGTAGCACCAGTAACAAAAGGAACAAGATATAGTTTAGTGATTTGGAATCTAGGCTATCCGTTTAGATAGGAATATTATGAGTAATGAAGCAAAAGTAGATTATTATTATAGCACACCAATTTGGTCATTTGAAAAACCAGAGTGGGTAAAGTCAGTTAATAAAGTATGTGATAAGTATATTAAAGAAGCATATACTAGAGACCTAAAAGATAAAAAAGTTAAAAAAAATAATGACTTTGGTTGGTCTTATCATTCATCACCATTATATGCAGACCCTAAACTAAAAGAATTGCATGATTGGGTTGGCGCAACATCTCATAACTTTTTAGATTTTATGGGTTATAGTTTAAAAAATCACTCAATGTTTTTTACTGAATCATGGGTACAAGAGTTTTCTAAAAAAGGTGGCGGCCATCACAATTCACATATACATGGCGACAATCATATATCAGCATTTTATTATTTAAAGTGTACAGAAAATACATCAAGACCTATTTTTCATGACCCTAGATTAGCTGCTAAAATGATGAAGTTACCAGAAAAAGATAGTAAAAAAATTACTATGGCAAATGACAAGATTAACTATACACCAAAACCAGGTACTTTAATTATTATACCTGCTTACCTAGAACACGAATACGGAGTTGATAGTGGTAGAGAAGAATTTAGATTTATACATTTTAACTTACAAGCTGTTAGAAATGAAATCATAGAAGGAGTGAAAAACCAATGACACCAGCATTTAAGAAAAACAACTACATGGTCATAAGAAAGGCAATAGATCCAAAAATTGCTGAATTCGTTATGAATTATTTTATGATGAAAAGACAAGTGGCGAGAACCATGTTTGACGAAAGATATATTTCGCCCTTTACTACCGAATGGGGAGTTTGGAATGACCAACAAGCACCTGAAACATATTCACACTACGGCGATATAGCAATGGAAACTTTATTACTAGCTGTTCAACCTAAAATGGAAAAAGAAACAGGACTCTCTTTATATCCTACTTACGCATATGCTCGTATATATAAGAATGGTGATATATTAAAAAGACACAAAGATAGATTTAGTTGTGAAATTTCTACAACAATGAATCTAGGTGGTGATAAGTGGCCAATCTTTATTGAACCAAATCCTAAAAAAGGTAAAGATGGTAAAGATGGCTATGAATCAGAATATACAGAGGGTGTAAAAGTAGATTTAAAACCTGGTGATATGTTAGTTTACAAGGGTAATCTTTGTGAACATTGGCGTGACCAGTTTGACGGTACAGATTGTGCTCAGGTCTTTTTACATTATAATAATCAAAAAACAAAAGATTCAAAAAAGAATCTATTTGATGGAAGAAAACATTTAGGATTGCCTTCTTGGTGGAAAGATAAGACAGACCATACAGATACTAAATATTAATATGGCACTAGAAGACAAAGTAAATGAAATTTTAGGATTAGAGTCTAAAGCTCCTACAAAACAGGAGTTTAAGGCTCCTGTTCCTAGAAAAGAAGAAAAAGAAAAAGGCGATATAGATAACGACCACAAATATAGTAGAGAAAACTATTATAATCTAATTGAAAAAGGTCAAGAAGCTATTGAAGGCATATTAGATGTTGCAAAAGAAGGACAACATCCAAGAGCATATGAAGTTGCAGGTAACTTAATTAAAAGTGTTGCAGATACAGTTGACAAACTACAAGACTTAAATAAAAAATTAAAAGATTTAAAAGAATTACCAAAAACAGCAAATGCAAATATAAAAAATGCTTTGTTCGTTGGTTCAACTGCTGAATTACAAAAGATGTTGAAAAAAGATGAAGTTATTGAAGGCAAAGCAGAAACACCCAAAAAAGACGATATTTCAGATAAGTAAGTTAAGTTATGTCAAGAATGGCATAATGTTACAAGATATACTTGACGGCAAAGAAATGGAAGACGCCGTATTAATAGAACACGACACCAATCCAAATTATGATAAAGAGTATTTTGTTTTTAAGGGTAGTAGCCGTATTGAGGCGGCCGTAAAAATGGGTTACACACATATTGAGGGAATAATAATATGAAAGAATATGAATTAGATAATATTACTTTAATGGGTGGTTGGTTCATGCCTAAAAGTATTTGTGGTGATTTAGTTAAGTTTATGAAAAATCAACCATTACAAGATGGTATGATGTATCAAGAAAATGGTGGTCAACAAGTTATTACTGATATGAAAGAATCTAAAGAAATAGCTGTAGATTTTCATAATGAAGATGAGCCTTTTCATACATATAAGATACATTTAAATAAAGTAATACAAAATTATGTTGAAAAGTACCCATATATGGGAGAGAATACAGAGTTTGCGTTAAGAGAAAATTATAACTTACAAAAATATCCTGTAGGTGGCGGTTTTAAAATTTGGCATTTTGAAAATGATTTTAAATCACCATTAAATAAACATAGATCATTAGTTTTTATGACTTATTTAAATGATGTAGAAGATGGTGGCACAGAGTTTTTTCATCAAAATTTATCTACTCCTGCTAAGAGAGGTTTAACATTAATATGGCCTGCTTATTGGACACATACACATAGAGGTATTGTGAGTAGATTAAAAGAAAAATATATAGTAACAGGATGGATTAATTTTATAAATCAATTATGAGTACAGACGCATATCTAGGCAACCCTAATTTAAAAAAGGTCAACACACCAGTTGAATTTACTAAAGAACAAATAGTAGAATTTCAAAAGTGTGAAAAAGACCCTTTATACTTTATGGAGAATTATATGAAGATAGTATCTCTTGATGATGGTCTAGTGCCTTTCAAGATGTATGATTTTCAAAAACACATAGTAAGAACAATACACGATAATAGGTTTACAATATGCAAACTACCTAGACAATCAGGTAAATCAACAACAACTGTATCATACCTATTGCATTATGCCTTATTTAATCCTAATTCTAATATAGCCATACTAGCAAACAAATCATCAACTGCCAGAGATATTTTAGGTCGTGTGCAATTAGCATATGAAAATTTACCAAAATGGTTACAACAAGGTGTTATAAACTGGAACAAAGGTAATATAGAATTAGAAAATAAATCAACTATCGTGGCGGCTGCCACATCATCAAGTGCTATTCGAGGTGGTTCATTTAATATTATATTTTTAGATGAGTTTGCTTTCGTACCTGCTAATATTGCTGAGATGTTTTTTAGCTCAGTTTATCCTACAATATCATCTGGTACAAAAACAAAAATGATAATCGTATCTACACCTCACGGAATGAATATGTATTACAAATTGTGGATAGACGCAATCAATAAACAAAATGATTATGTGCCTATCGAAGTGCATTGGTCAGAGGTGCCTGGTAGAGATGAAAAGTGGAAAGAAGATACTATTAGAAATACCTCACCTGAGCAATTTCAACAAGAGTTTGAATGTGAGTTTTTAGGTTCTGTTGATACTCTAATATCGCCGGCAAAAATAAAAGCGACCCCTTATATACCGGCGATTACGAGTAAAAATGGTTTACAGATGTTTAAGAAACCAGAAAAAGAAAGATTGTATGTAACTTGTGTTGATGTTGCAAGAGGCACAGGTAAAGATTATTCAGCCTTTGCTGTTGTAGATGTTACAAAGATACCTTATGAAGTTGTAGCAACTTATAAAAACAATGAAATAAAACCACATTTATTTCCTAGTATTATAGAACAGGTTGCTAAAGGTTATAATCACGCACATATACTTTGTGAAGTAAATGACATTGGTCAACAAATTGCAGAAATATTACAAATGGAGTTAGAGTATGATAATATGATGATGACTACACAAAGAGGCAGAGCAGGTCAAATACTAGGTGCTATGTTTAGTGGTCGTGGTACATCTATGGGTGTTCGTATGACAAAACAAGTTAAGGCTTTAGGAACATCTAGTATTAAAACATTAATTGAAAGTGATAAAATGATAATAAATGACTTTCAACTAATAGAGGAGATGTCAACATTTAGTAGGCGTGGTAACTCCTGGATGGCGGAGGATGGTTGTAATGATGACCTTATGATGTGTCTAGTCATATTTGGATGGTTGTCAAATCAACAGTATTTTAAAGAATTATCTAACTCAAATATCAGAAATCAGTTGTATATTGAACAACAAAATCTAATAGAGCAAGATATGGCTCCTTTTGGTTTCGTAGATGACGGTACGCCAGATGAATTAAAAGATGAGGTGGACGAATATGGTACGGTTTGGTCACCGGTAGTCAGAAAAGGACTGTAAATCCAGTATCTTATAAATATCATTAATGACAAAGTTTGAATATGGGCGTATGAATAAT